GCACTATGAATTCATAGCAGATTTAATGGGGCCAATGGTTGCTTGGCCCTCACATCTTATTGATATAGCTGATGCCCTTGAAAAAACTAATCCTAAGTTTGCGCGTAAGAAATTCCTAGACCGAGCAACAAAAGCATGGGAAGATAACAATAACATAGGAGAACTGGACGATGAAATCAGATATTGAAACTTACTTCTTTGACAATGAAGATAACATAGCCTTTAGTGCTTGCCCAGATTGTGATGGCAGCGGAGGTACATATGATAATATGCCGTATGTCAATAAAGATAACATCACATACTGTCAAGTAATCTTTAGTGACTGCACCAATTGCGGTGGATCAGGCTATGTAGATGACTACAACCTTGACTGGATTGAATGACTGCTGCATAAGCGCAGCATGATGAACAGTTACTGGCATTTGATACAGGAAAAACATAAAGGTTTAAACATACCTTTGCACTTAGTCTTTGTTAAGGCTGGACTTCCTACCTCTACATACTATCGCACACTGAATGGAACAACCGAGCTGCGTTATGAAACTGCAGCTAAGGTATACCGAGTGATGGAATTAATGGAAGGTGCATACCCTACATCAAAGGACAAGCGAAAACTTAAACTAAAAAGATGAACATAACATACAACGATATGATAACTCAGCTGATTGATAGACGAAATCAAATAGGTTTGTCACAAGAAAAGCTTGCATTTGATATAGGTTGTACGCCATCATTGATACACAAGTGGGAACAACACAAGCGTGTCCCATCTGGTTTCATGCTCGCTTGTTGGTTGGATGCTCTTGGCTGTACGTTCGAAATCTGCACGAAAGATATTAAACAAGAACACATTTAAGTGTGATGCTTGTGGTCAACGCACTGATATGTTCGTTCAAATCATGGCGTCAATCAAGCCAGCTATGTACCACACCATATGTCTTAGCTGCTATGAGGAGGAAAGATGGCAAACAAAAATAAGTCTAAAGGAATCTACCATGAAAAAAGATTCTGCGAATGGCTCGACAAAATTGGTATCGAAAACTACCGCGTCCCCCTCTCAGGTGCGCTCGGAGGTGAGTGGAGTGGTGACATCCACATCACATTGGGCGGACGAAAGCTGGTAACAGAAGTTAAGTACCGAGACAAATCAAATTTCCCCAGTCCCTTCACAGTATTAGAGGGGCGTGACCTTGCCATGTATAAACGTAGGCATGGCGACCCACAATCTCTGGTAATAATGCCAGCAGAATTGTTTGAACATTTACTAGGAGTAAAGAAAGATGAATCAGACTAAACAAATAGAACAACATCTTAATAAAGGCTATTCAATCACAGCATATGAAGCATTAAATTTGTATGGCTGCTTTAGATTAGCGTCAAGAATGTATGAGCTTAAAGAATCAGGCTATCCTTTTCATAAAGAAATGGTTACATTAGATAACGGCAAGAGAATAGCGGAGTACAGAAAAATAAAACTTCCAGCATGACGAGCAGTCCACGCTGGAAGTAACTCAGAAGAGAAACAATTGGAACAGGAAGGAACCAAATGTATGCGGACATACTACTACGAGATATAATAACTTGGCAAGTAAACAATTCAAATGCAAAATACTTAATGATTGTGCTTGCTAGTTACACAAACTTAGATGGTATGTGCTATCCAAGCATACCAACTCTCGTAAAAAAAACAGAACTCAGCAGAAGCACAGTCATACGCGCTATCAATTGGTGTGTAGATAATAACTATCTGACTCGCAAGTCAGGCTGGCTAGGCGTTGCTAGTGTATATCAATTCGTTCACCTAAAGGAGACAGACATGACAGACACCAGTGTCACACAGACACCCCAAGTAATATCTAATGTAATAGATATATATACTAATAGTAATACTACTTCGGGTGTCACACAGACACCACCCTTCGAAGACTTCTGGTTAGTATACCCACGCAAGATAGCTAAGGGTCATGCTCGCAAGGCGTACGAGAAGGCATGTAAGATAGCTGATCCACGCGCTATACTTATAGCAGCTGCAAATTTTTCTAATGCAATGCAAGGTAAAGACAGGCAGTTCATTCCTCACCCAACGACATGGCTTAACGGCGAGCGATGGGAAGACGAGCTAGATCACATAGCACCACAGCCCAAGAACAATACAGATTTCTTACAGGATATACTAATGGATATGCCTCAAAATAAATTAGCCATACAGAAGGAGTAACACATGACCCTTAGCGAGCGTACAATTTCTATCGGTTCGTGGCTGCAGCGTGTCTTAAAACGCTACTCACCACCAGCCAGCATGGATCGTGAGACATTAGGCGACGAGCTTAACTTAATTGTCAATGATATTAACTGCTGCATACCATCAACCTTTAACCCTAATGACATCAATGCAGTGCTAGAGAAAACAGATGTTCATGTCAGAGCTTACCAAGCGTCAAGGTCGTGGCCTACTATCAAGACCTTCATCGAATCTACTAAGAAAGCTGTCGATGAATACGCTCGCAATACATTAATAGCTAGCGACCAGCCTGTTGCAATGGTCAGCAATCAGGCGAGTATGGTTAGGCGTATTAAGAATGGTGACTCAATACCAGACTGGTTGTTAGCAGAAGACTGTCCTTATCGTGAGCGATTACTTGCAGAGACAGACCTTCAAGAATCAGACTTCAATAAATACATTGATCCTACTGCGTAGTTGCAGTATATAACTAACTGAAAGAGGAGAATAAACATGGAACGTAAAGGATTTATAGGTGGCAGTGATGCTGTCAAAATTATGAATGGCAATTGGTATAACCTGTGGGAAATTAAAACAGGTCGTGTTGAGTCAGAAGATTTATCTAACAACCTAGCCGTGCAGATGGGTGTGCTTACCGAAGACTTTAACATCGAATGGTTTGAAAAAGAATATGATAAACGAGTAACTGCTCAGCAGTGTGAGTTCAAACGCTCAGCACATGGAGTACCATACAAGGGTACGATTGATGGACGCATTGATGGAAGCAATGCCATCCTTGAGGCCAAGCATACCTATGCTCACAATACTATTCACAATGTAGCAGAGTATTACATGGCACAAGTGCAGCTATACTGCTGGTTAGCTGGTACTGATGGTGCATACATGTCAGTTATCTTTGGCAACAACAGATGGGAAAGCACATACATACAGGCAAGCAGCTCCTACTTAGCTGTCATGCTCGATGCTTGTTCAGATTTCTGGGGCCATGTCGAGAGCGACGACGAGCCTATTGGTCACGACCAGCCCATCGCATCACCAATCAATCAAGTATTAATAGACGATATGGTTAAGCGTGACGCAAGCATGGACAACCACTTCACTTCGATTACGCAGGACTACATTGATAATGAGTCAGCAGCTAAATCATTTGACAGTGCAAAGAAAGACTTGAAGGCAATGGTCGCGGACAATGAACGTGAGGTTTATTCAGACGACATAACAATAAGGCGTGACAAACGAGGATCGTTACGCATCAGCAAGAGGAAGAAATAAAATGAGCAACTTAAAAATATGGGACAATCTAGCAACATCTGATCCTAAGTATCTAAAGAAGGTAAGCTTCGGATCACGTAGCTTCACATCTATTGATCCACAGTATCAGGTACACATGATGACTAAGCAATTCGGCCCAGTCGGTGAGGGTTGGGGCTGGCACAACACAACAGAATTTGTGGAAATATCTAATGGTGACAAAGCTGTAGTAGCGCATGTCAGTGTATGGCATGGATCACAAGCAAATACATTCGGCCCCTTTACTGGGTGTCGTAAGTTCTTTGATAGCGCCAAAGGTCGTATGGCTGAGGACGCTCCGAAGATGGCTATCACTGATGGCCTCACTAAAGCCCTATCACATGTAGGGTGTAACGCCGATGTCTTCCTTGGGAAGATGGATGGTAATAAGTATGCCGCAGATAGCGGCGATAAACAAGCTGGCAGTAGCTGGTAAAATAGGAGTCAGAAGCATGGCACAATACGACAACACTAACTCAGGCGCAGCCTTTAAACCCTTCGATACTATGAAGATGATCTTGCAAGGCAAGATTAACTTAGAAGGTAATGACCGCAAGGTTGTACTGGTTGCAGATGAAACAAAAAATGGTATGAAAATCATAGAGGTTTACCAAAAGGTAGGCGTGTTCTTTGAGAATGATAAGAAGGGCAATGACAATGCACCTGATTACTCTGGCCCAGTAGAAGACTACGCTACTAACAAGTCAATGCAAGTCGCTGGCTGGAAGAAAGCAACGTCAGATGGTAGCAACTATCTATCTATCCAAGTCACTGAGAGACAAGGTGGCGGTGGAGCTAGACCAATAGGCTCGGTAACACCTACCCATCTGTCGCTTGGAGAAGATGACATTCCATTTTAATTAATATGGGCGAGTTGAAAGGCTCGCCTATCACTTACGGAGATACACATGGCAGGGCCAGACATAGCGCAAATGATTAAAGCAGCAGAATCAGGATTAACTAAAGCACAAACATCAAATCTATTTGGCTTTACAAGATACGAAATAAATAATGCTGTAACAAATTACGGAATAAAATTTAAAGCAGGATACACAGCAGGCAATCAATATAATTTTAAACCACAAACATCACCAGAAGAGAGGCCAGAACTAAGAAGCCCATATAAATATACGAGTGAAAAAACTAGGCATGAACAGTACAAAGAATTTTTAACATCAACCAAATGTAAGCGAGAGAAAGCAGAGATAACATACGGCTTTGCAGTACATGAGTTTGAAGTGCAGCAGTATTTAAAAAATAAAAGGATGGCAGTCCCAGGCTTTCGTTCAAGGTTCGCAAGCGCACCATCAAGAACGTAGCCTTCGTGCTAGGCAGCTATTCTGGGAGAAGAATAAATAGCTGCCTTGCTGAAACTAGATACCAGATACCTAGATCATACTCAATGACTGCTCTAATGTTTCTTTGTTACGCCTAGTCCAACCACGACCAAAGGCTTCGAAAGTATTTAAACTTTCATAAAAACTTTGACGAACATCATACACATACTCAATAATAAATTTAGGTTCTTTCTCCATGATAAGACCAAGTGTGGCTGGGCCAATCGCTCCATCTTGAGTAGCACCTACTGCACGTTGAATAGCTTTTGCTGGTCGTCCGCTTCCAGAATTAACAGCCCAGTCAAACGCGCTCCAATCCAAACCAGAATAAAGTGAATCTGCTTTAACTCGATTCCAGTAGTTCTTCTTATAAATAGGAGCTACATCATCAGGTGTTAGGTCTCGCATTTCTTGTTCAGTAGACTCACGACCTATCCACTCATCGTATACCTTCTTAGTCACGCCAAGATTAGTCATGCCACCGCGATCTCGGCTATCGTTTACATAGCCACCTTCATGTTCAAGTAACATTTCTAAACATTTATCAAAATTTTCTGCACTCATTTCTTAAATCCCTTCATAGTTCTGATACCAAAACTTGCAGCTATACTAGCATACAAACTCCACTGAAACCATTGTGGTGCTGCCTCAAGATTAGCAAAGCCCTCTTTCATATAGGGCTGCAGCGGTGGAACAAATGAACAAGCAACGATTGCAATGAAACACACAGTCCAAGCCTCATCCTTCCAGCTATTTTCGCTGGCCTTTATTGCTGCTTGCTCCCAAGAAATCTCACCAGTTGCAAGCTTCATCTTTGTTTCAGCCTCAGCCTTTTTAACAACAGCCTTTGAATCTATAACAGCACCAGCAAGATCAGCAACCTTACCTAATAAACCTAATCCAATCATATCACTTTCCTTTCGTGAACGCTGACGCACCAAAGAACGCAGCCACTATGCCAGCAACACTGACAAAATATACACTAGCCATACTACCAAGTATCTTGGCAGCCTCAATCAAAGTCAATAGATCAGCCAGCACCACCGCAAAGGGGTATAGGAGCATACCTGACAGGGCAAACCATGTCATCTTGCGTTGTGCATCACGTTGAGCATCTTCATCCTCTAGCCTACGCTTACGATCTTCATACTCAAGCGCATCCCATTCAGATTTATCTATGCTGCCATCACCATTGACATCAAATTTTTTAAACTCATCCATAATTATCTCCTAATCCGACAAAGGATTATCTAAAGCCCTTTGAAGTTTATCCATTAGCTTACTTTCTAAATCTTTCATCTCTGAATTTTGAGATGTTCTAACACGCTCTCTTTGATTTTCAAAACGCACCTCTGCTGCATCAATCAATGAACGTATCTTGTCCTCACTCTTGCGAACCATATCTTCGATACGATCTGTTTGCTGCTCAATGCGTAAGATGTCATCCTTTAATCCATTCTTAATATCCCTAGTATACTCAACAGATTCTTCTACTTTCTCTGAGATACCAGACACTTTAGCATCCATCACATCCATCTGCTGCTGGTACTCACCTATATCTAGGCCAGCAATATCTTCAATCTTCTGATACATAACAAAGCCACCATACAAACCACCAACCACAGTAGAAAGGAATACAAAGATAGCCATGATAGAGCTGAACGACATCTTAACACCGCCAGCTTTAAACTCACGATCTTCAAGTTCACCAACTGTTGTTAAATCTACCATTAGTTTTCAAAGTTCATTTCTTCTTGCAAGTTTTTTAATTCGTTTAATTCATTACGCAGCTTTTGTATTTCTAATCTTCGTTGAGCTAACTCCACTTGATATAAGTCATCACAGTTTACCCTAGATTTAGGTTTGTCTAATGGGATAACAACGCGAGCATATACTCCTACATCTTTATTTTGTGATGCAGTAAAGCTACCACCCATGTTTGATATTACACCTGTCACACCAAACTCTAAGTTAGTACCACCGCCAACAGCATTTGAGCAGTGCAAATTTCCTGCACGAAAACTATCAGATTGATAATTCATAGGTGGATTAGGCAGAGACAATGCTAACGTACTGCTATCTGCAGCAGCAGAGCTGGCAATGAGAAAAAATATTATAGCTAGTTTCATGCTGTTTCACCATTAATCTTTGAGCATATCCTAGAAGAAATTAAAGTTTTTGCTCCAGTTCTTTTCTTAACTTTTGACGTGCTGCAAATGTATGTAGCTATATCTAAATCAGACTTGCGAATATACACATTAAAATTCCTACGCTCTTTATAATCAACCTTCATAATCTTATAGGTTGTAGAGAATGGTAGGTTGTTCCAGTTTAAATCAAACACTTCTATCTGATAATAACTTACATCCTCCCTAGAATTAAACAAAGACATCTCAGCTTTTACAATACCAGAGACGTGCGAAAGCTTTAAGTCTGGATAAGCTGGAGTCATCTCATGCGCCGACAAATCAGACGTTAAGAGAGACAAGACTATAGCTAATTTATTTAGCAATACACTCAGCCCTAACCAAAGCAGTATATGTACCCCCAGAAAAAGCTTTTGATACACCATATGTAGCCGTTGAGGATGTTGTGAACCAAGTGCTGCCAGCGACAGTAAGATCAAACTGTGTAACATTACCCACAACAACTTTAGCTGCATTATATCCAGACATTCCAGCGGCAGAAGTTTGAGAAACAACAGTAGAGCCAACCCAAGCTACGCTGTCTGTAAGTGCTGGAGAAGAAGAAAAGGAATTTGGGTGCGTAATTCTAGCTAGATAGTTGTCAGCAAGAGCAACATCATATCGTACAATAGGTTGCACTCCTCCATCTGCAGCTAACGTGCTGAGCTTATTTGCTGTTGGATTCCCATATACTCCTGCCTTTGTAGTTTGTATCACGCACTTAGCAGAGACATTGCCTACAATATTTACGTCTGCATTGACTGTTGACGCACACAATAAGAGTGTCGCTATATAGTATTTCATATTAAACCTCATTTGTTATACTGCATGTTAATCATCTTATCGTGCAGAAGTTGTTGTGCAAAATTATTTCTTAAAGCCCTGCTGTTATCAGGTAAATTTGAATCAGTAAGTATATTGTTATCATTGTATACGCCACCACCTATAGAGGAATTATAATATGCAGCCAAGTCTGTCTCAAGATTAATAGACATAATGATGTCAGCCTGACCTGCATTTTTAAATAAGGTTAGTGCATTAGCAGATGCAATCAGCCCCATTTCAAGTCGAGTATCTTTTTCTTCTTCCTCGTCTTCAAGTATAAGATTCCCATCGCTATCATATTCAAATTCTATTTCTGTATCTATTGCAGCAGCTACATCTTCATCTTCTGTAGCATTGTATATCTCAACAACAGGAACGACAGGCACAGGCTTAACATAACCAGCGCATAGTTCATTAGCTTGCGGATTATAACACTCGTTTATTCTATAGTTATATATCACTGTTGCATTAGTAACTGAACCTGTACCCTCAACCTCAATTGAACCATCACCCCACTTAGAGGATGGAATGTTTGCAAGAGGAAAATATTTTACAATAGTATTGCCATCTACTCCAGACCAGTCATCAGTTTCTCGAAATAAATAACCAACTCCATTTGGGTTCTTATTTCCAACGTGAACCTTCATGTTATCTTTTCGATTTTTAATTGTAGTATATCTATACAGTAATCCGTTTACATCTAAGCCTGTAATAGAAGGAAAGACAGAACTCATCCCCCAACTTAATGAGCCAGATGCTGCGTTCCCAGTCGTACCATACGAGTATGGTTCAGAGTAGGAGTAGGAAGGCCAGAGCTGCAAGCACAGCACTAATGCCAGTCTTTGTACCATCATCACCATAGAAAAGCCTTAATCCAACATTGTTTTTCTCACGTTCTAAAGTTTCATTCTTAGCTGCCATCTGCCAAGCAAGCTTAGCTTTGTCACCTATCAACCCATCCTTGGGACAGGGCGTCCCCGCGTTCATCATAGCGTCAAACACTCTTTCGTCTTGGCACATTACGGACACGGCTGCCACTTTCATCCCCATATCGTACATGGTTTTG